GGTCAAATTAATGTTGACGGAGCTTTGACATTAGCAATAACAACTGCAGGATTTAATCTGAATGGATTCTGCTTTGAACAATATAAATTCTGCGAAAAAGTATTGGAGAAAGTGATTGATAAAGAATCACTTTTTATTTTTATCTGTGAAATGGATAAAGATGATGATATCTGGGATTATAACAATTGGGCAAAGAGCAATCCGTACTTGCTTTTTAATTCAGATAATACAATCAATAAAGATATGGTTGCAAGACTTGCCGAAAAAGCAATTGAAGCAAAAGAAAAAGGTGGAGCAGACCTTTTAAACTTCATGACAAAACATCTTAATTATTGGGTGACAAATGGAGTAGGTGGTTTTGTTGACTTACAGAAATTCAAAGAGTGCGAAAGTGATTTAAGTATAGAAGATATGAAAGGCAAAGAATGTTATCTTGGTATAGATTTATCAAGTGGTGGAGATTTGACAAGCATATCCCTTGTATTCCCTCTGGAACATGAGAAAATATATATTTATTCGCATTCTTTTATGCCTGAATTAAGACTTGCTGAACATGAAAAAACGGATGATGTTCCTTATAGAATGTGGGTAAACAAAGGCTTATTAACACTCACGAGCGGAGCATTTGGAGTGAAAACGGATTATAAATTTATAATAAATCACTTAAAAGAATTAATTGAAAAATATGAAATTAGAATTTTAGAAGTTGGATACGACAGTCACAATGCGAGTGTGTTTTTACAAGATTTAGACTTTTTAGCATGTGACTTGACGGAAATAAAGCAATCTGCAAAATCATTGAACGATGCAACGAAAGATTTTCAGTTATCAGTAAAGGCAAATCAGCTTTTATATGATAAAGAAAACGACTTACTGAAATGGAGTATTGCAAATGCAACTACAACAAGTAACAGTTTTGGAGAAATCAAAATAGATAAGCAGGCACAGAAATATAGAATAGATCCAGTTGATGCTGTCATAGATGCTTGGAAAATAATGCTAGTTAATAAAAATGAATATAGTGCCGATTCTGAATTTGACGACTGGTTCGAAATGATAAAAGGAAAGTAGGTGAAATGGTTGAAAATATTCGATAAATGGATAGTAAAAAAAGCAATAAATATATTGAATCAGGGAGAAGATAACGAACGTGAAAAAGAAACTTCTGGAGAAATATATGAGTTTTTAAAAGGCGGAAATATATCTGCAGGAAAAGATTTAAGTGAAATAACATATTTCACATGCTTAAAAGTTTTAAGTGAAAGTATAGGGAAATTATCAATTAATTTGAAAGATAGTGATAATAACAGGATATATGCTCATGACAGTTTGCAGATGTTAAAAGTCAGACCTAATAAATTCATGACGCCTACGACTTTTAAGGCTCTGATAGAATATCACAGAAATCATTCAGGGAATGCTTATGCATATTTGCAGTATGAAAAAAATGGAAAGTTGGAAGGAATATATCCGCTTGAAAGCCGAAATATGCAGATATTGATTGATAATGCAGATATCTTTCAAAGAGGAAACAAAATGTATTATAGGTATCTAGCACCAAAGACAGGAAAAACATATATATTTGAGGATAAAGAAATATTGCATTTTAAAGGTGGACTTAGTGAAGATGGACTTGTGGGTAAATCAATCAGAGAAACTTTAGCAAGCACACTGAAAGGTGTTAAAATAAGTCAACAGTATTTAAATAACTTATACGAAAAGGGCCTCACTGCAAAAGCAATTTTGAAATATACTGGAGATTTTGACAGCAAAAAGAAAGCAATGCTTGTAAATGAATTAGCAAACTTTGCAACTGGAAATGATAGTAGAGGAATTATTCCAATACCGCTTGGAATGGATTTAGTTCCCCTGGATCTGAAATTGACAGATTCCCAATTCTATGAATTGAAAAAATTTACAAGCTTACAAATTGCGGCGGCATTTGGTGTGAAGCCAAATCATTTAAATAACTATGATAAGTCAAGCTATGCTAATAGTGAAATGCAGAACTTGACTTTTTATATAGACACACTCCTATTTATTCTGAATCAATATGAAGAGGAATTTAATTATAAGATGCTTTCAGAGGAAGAAAGAAAAAAAGGATTACGATTTGAATTTAATGTAGCTAGTATTTTGAGAGGAGATTTAAAAACACAGGCAGAAAGCATAACTAAATATGTTACAGGCTCTATTTATACAATTAATGAAGCAAGAACTTATGCGGGACTTCCTAAAGTGGCAGATGGCGAAAAGATTCTTGTAAATGGAAGCTATGTTGAATTGAAAAATGTAGGTAATGCATATTTGAAGGAAGGTGAAAATGATGAGTGAGTTTTTAAGGTTTAAAAATTCTACAGAAACTTCAGTTGACATGTACATCACAGGAGACATCCTTGATGACAGCTGGAAAGGCTGGTCATGGGGTGAGGATGAGAATACATATCCTTCAAATGTGAGAGAGTTGCTAAAAGAGTGTAAGGGTAAAAATTTGAATGTATATATAAATAGCGGTGGTGGTGATGTTTTTGCAAGTGTTGCAATTTCAAACATGTTAGCGAGGCATGATGGAAAAACAAAGGCAATAGTGGATGGTTTAGCAGCTAGTGGAGCGAGTATAATTGCTTTTGGGTGTGATGAAGTAGAAATTCCTGAAAATGCTTTTTTAATGATTCATAAGCCAAGCACTGTGGCAAGTGGTGATGCTGATAATTTCAGGAGTATTGCTGAAACGCTTGATACAATACAGGAAGGGATTACAAATACTTATTTAAAGAAAACTCTTGAAGGTGTGGAAAAAGAAAAAATAACTGAAATGATAGATGCTGAAACATGGCTGACAGGAAAAGAAGCAAGTGATTATTTTGATATAACTGTAGGAAAAAAACAGGAAATACTAAACTGTGCTGGAGAATATCCTAAAAATTTTAAGAAATTACCAGAAAATTTTAAAACAGCAACTAAACCAGTTGTAGATAACAGTAAAAAAATAAAAGAAATAGAAATAGCATTAAATTTATAAAGAGAGGATGATGTAAATGAAAAAATCAATAGAAATGAAAAGAAAACTTGAAGAATTGAAGAACACAATAAAAGGGTTGCAGAATCAAGGAAAAATAGATGAAGCACATGCAAAATTAAGTGAATTAACAGAGCTTAAAAATGCAATTGCAGTACAGGAAGCATTGGAAGAAGATGAAGTGCAAAATTTCAATGGAAATCAAATACAGGTAAGGGAAGATAAAATGAACGTCAATAGAATTTTTAATAAAATGTTGTTAGGAAAAAGCGTTACAGAAGAAGAAAGAGAATTTTTAAATGCGGCAGGAACACCTGGACAGGTAGAAGCAACTGATGGAAAAGGTGGATATCTAGTGCCAGTAGAACAGTTTAATGAAATAAAAGAACTAAGAAGGGAACTTGTTTCGTTAAAAGGGTTATGTAATGTAGTGCCTGTAACTTCATTGACTGGAACTTTACCGATTGAAAAAGGCAATACAGGAGAGCTTATATCATTTGAGGAACTGAATGAAATAAATAAGTCTGATGTAGATTTTGGACAGGTTAAATATACAACAGCAGATTATGGAGATATAATTCCTATATCAAATACTTTGCTTTCAGATGAAAATGTTAATCTGTCAGCATATATAGGTAGAAGATTTGTTAAGAAAGCAGTAAATACAGAAAATAAGAAAATAATAGCGTTGCTAAAAGGACTAACTCCAAAACCTGCTGCAAATATTAAAGTAGTAAATACAGCCTTAAATGTAGATTTAGATCCTGCAATATCTCAGAATGCAATCATAATAACAAATCAGACAGGATTTAATTTTTTAGATAATTTGGATGATAAACAAGGAAGACCTTTGCTGGAAATAAATCTGCAAAATACTACACAAAAGACATATAAAGGGAGACCGGTTATTGTACTTTCTGATGCTTTATTGCCGATGAATACAACAAAAGCACCAGTTTTTGTAGGTGATTTAACAGAATTTGTATCGTTCTTTGACAGAGAAGGACTTGAATTAGCGGTATCCTCTGAAGCAGGATTTACTAAAAATGCAACTTATATGAGAGCAATAGAAAGATTTGATGTTAAAAAAGTAGATGAAGCTGCAATGGTTTATTTAGAATTAGCAACTTCTTAGGAGGTACTAATTCATGGATAAGGAAAAGGTAAAACAATATCTTAGACTTGATTATGATGATTCTCTGGTAGATAATTTTATATTAATATCAGAGAGTTATCTAAAAGATGCCATAGATAATTTTGATAAGAAAATAAAAAATGAACAGTTCAAAGCAAAAGCCGAAATGGTTCAATTAGTTCTTATTCAGGAATTATATGACAACAGAAATCAGGCTAAAAAAGATACAACGGATTTTTCTTATGTGATTCGTTCAATGATTTCTCAGTTGCAGTATTGGAGTGAATAAAATGAGAGATAGAAGTACAAAATTAAGGCATGAAGTATCAGTCTATAGAATGATAGA